TAACTACACCTGCGTAAGCAGATAGAATCCAGGAGAAAAATATGGAAGACAAAAAAGAGTCTGCTATTAAAGCAGGACAAGATGCAAAGCTAATACTTGAGAATCCTCAAATGGTAGCAGCATTTAATAGTGTACTTAACAATGGATATCAACAATGGATATCTACTGATATTAAGGATACAGAAGGTAGGGAAGCACTTTACCATAAACAAAGAGCCATCCTAGAAGTTAAGAATACTCTAGTACAAACTGTCGAAAATGGACAGATACTAGAAGAAGAACGCAAAGGAGGTAAGTAATGGACGAAGATAACAAAATACCTATGAAGGAAAGTAACGTAGGAGGAATTCCTGTGACTGATGTTGAATCAGCACAGAAAGCACTTCTTGAATCTATGAGGGCTTCGAAAGAACAACCTGAAGAGATTGCAGAAGAAACAGAAACTCAGGAAGATGTTTCTGAACAGGCAATGGATGTTGCCGAATCAGTTGAAGATACTCCAGTCAATCTAACTGTAGAGGACTTAGAAGCAGATCAGAAAAAGTTTGCTGAAAGTCAAATGACTGAAGAAGATAGAGTCGACAATAATCAACAACAACAAGTTGGAGAACCTAAGTTGTTTACTGTCAAAATTGATGGTAAGGATACTCAGGTCACCGAAGACGAGTTATTGTCTGGTTATAGTAGACAAGCTGATTACACTAGAAAAAGTCAAGTATTGGCAGAGCAACGCAAAAAGATGGATGAAGAACTCGCAGCGACTCAACAAGAAAGACAGCATTATTTATCGCAACTTGAACAATTTAATACACAAGCCGATTCTAAATTAGAAGAGTTCAAATCGGTGGACTGGACTAAACTCAAGGAAGAAGACCCAATGGAATATGCTCTGAAAAGAGACCAATATAGGGAACTTCAAGAAAATAAAAGGTTAGTTGCTGAGGAACAGCAACAACTTGCACAAAAGCAACAACAAGAAATGCAAAGTAAGTGGAATGAAGAACTTGCTAGACAGCAGGAAGTTATGGCTCAAAGACTACCTGAATGGAATGACCCTGAGAAAGGACCTAAACTTAAACAAGATATTAAGTCTTTTGCTCTTAACAAAGGGTTTACCGAACAGGAAGTTGACAGTCTAATTGATGCACGATCAGTAGATGTACTTCACAAAGCTATGATGTACGAGAATCTTTTAGCAGCTAAGATTGCTAACAAGAAACAAAAAGTTGTTCCTAAAGTGCAAAAACCTGGTACACCAAGTACCAAATCTGAAGTTAATAGCGAGAAGATAAAGCAAACTCGACAAAGACTAAAAAGGACAGGAAGAGTTGATGATGCAGCAGCAGTAATTAAATCTTTAATGTCATAGTCTAATACTAACTTTTAACACAGAGGTGTAATTCAAATGGCACAATTAAGCAATACATTTGAAACTTATGATGCTGTGGGTAACAGAGAAGATTTACAGAACGTAATCTACAATATCTCTCCAACAGATACACCATTTATGTCTTCAATCGGTTCAGGTAATGCTGAATCTACAAAGCACGAATGGCAAACTGACTCACTAGCAGCAGCAGCTTCAAATGCTCAAATAGAAGGAGATGATTCTCCAAGTGCTGCGTTGTCTGCTACTTCACGTGTTTTCAACTATACACAGATTTCTTACAAACCTGTTATGGTCTCTGGAACACAAGAAGCAGTTAATCACGCAGGTAGAGATTCTGAACTAGCTTATCAAATAGCGAAAGCAGGTAAAGAACTCAAAAGAGACATGGAACTTGACCTAACAGGTAAAAATGCAGCTACAGCAGGTGCAGGTAATGGTGCTACTGCTCGTAAATCAGCAGGTTTCGAGTCTTGGACAACAACAAACAACAGCTATGGTTCAGGTGGTTCTAACTCTAGTGGTACTGTTACTGATGGTACACAAAGGGTTCTTACAGAAGCTATCTTAAAAGGTGAGTTAAAATCTTGCTTTGATAATGGTGGCGATCCTGACCTACTATTAGTTGGTTCATTCAACAAACAAAAAGTATCAGGCTTCACTGGTAACTCAACTCGTATGGACATGGCAGAAGATAGAAGCTTAGTAGCTACTATTGATGTTTATGTTTCTGACTTCGGTGAAGTTAGAGTTGTTGCTGACAGATTCCTAAGAAGTTCAGGAAGATCAGCTTTAGTTGTTGATACAGAAATGTTTGCGACTGGTTTCTTGAGACCTTTCCAAACACAAGAACTAGCAAAAACTGGTGATGCTGAGAAACGTTTACTACTCGCTGAGTGGACACTCGTTGCTAAAAATGAAGCATCTTCAGCTACTATTGCTGACTTGACAACTTCATAAAAAATTTTTCATGTAACTTTCCTCATGAAAGGGGGCAGGTTTTTTCTCATATTGTTTTCCTGCCCCACTTAGATACATTAATAATGACCTTGAAGAACGTATCGCTTCGGAACGAGGGTTATTAATACTGGAGATTTTAATGAGAACATTAAATGATTATTTTGTAACAGCAGAGATAGAAGACGTATCTACTGCATCTAGTACATTCGTTGCTATCCCTGATGGTGGGAAAGTAATTAAAATTATATCTGCACTACAAGGTGCTATTAGTGGTGGTAATGCTGCGGTTTCTTTTGAAATTGGTGGTACTGCTATTACTGGTGGTGGTATTACAGTTGCTCACTCAGGTTCAGCAGCAGGTGATGTAGACACAGCAGAACCTACAGCAGCTAATAGAGTTGAAGAAGATGGAACTATCGAGATGATTACCGATGGTGGCTCTACAGGAACAGCTAAATTATTAGTTACATTTGTAATTAGGAGATAAGCATGTCAAGAATGAGAGTAACAAACACAATTAAGAGAACTGTAAATACTGGCTCTCAACAATCTACAGCTACTGACGCAAATACTGAATACGTCAGAATTATGTCTGACACTAATGGTGTTCATATTGCTTTTGGTGCATCACCAACAGCTACAACAAGCTCAACTATATTAGGAGCTTATGACCCTGAAGTATTTAAGATTGATGGTGGCATGAAAGTAGCAGCAATAGTTGCTACTGGTACAGCTAATCTTTACATAGATGAGTTAAGCGAATGAGAAGAAAGATAGGCGACAATCAAGTATTTCACTATCATAGCCCAACAGGTGAGTTCGCTATAGAACACATTGAAAATATACAACCCCTTTTAGACCAAAACAAAAAGCTACAGAATGAAGATCATCACAAGTCAGATGAGTTTAGACTATCTGCTCGTATACCTATGACTGTAGTTTATGAATGGAAAAGACTATTTGGGGTTGATGTATTTAATAAAGACCACAAAGAAGCAGTAAAAAAACTTATTAACAGTCCTGATTACAGGTATCTAAAGACAACCAATAGGCGTATATAATGGCAATAACGAATTACTCAGAACTTAAATCAGCAATAGCTGACTGGTTAGATAGAACAGATTTAACTGACTCTATTCCTGACTTTATTACTTTAGCTGAAACAAGGCATAGAAGAGATTTTAAAATAAGAAGAATGGAAACAAGAGTTACAGCTAATACTGTAGCTGATACTGAATATTATACTTTGCCTGATAATTTTGTTGCTATGAGAAACATACAACTTAATACTGATCCTAAGACAGCTTTAGAATATTTAACGCCTGAACAAATGGACAGGATATATGCAGGAAGTAACAAAGGTAAACCTAAAGCATATTCTATTATTGGAGATAACATACAACTAAGACCACTTCCTGATAGTGCATACGAAATAGAAATGTTGTATTACAAATATTTTACTCCTTTATCAGATTCAAATACAACCAATGATATGCTCACTTATCACCCTGATGCTTATTTATATGGTGCTTTAGTAGAAGCAGAACCTTATCTTCAAAACGATAAGAGAATTCAAACATGGGCTAGTTTTTACGAAAGAGCCAAAAAGGATATAATAGATTCTAATGAAAGAGATAGACATTCAGGGGTAGCTCCAACAACAAGAATTGATTATGGGTTATATTAATGACCACATGGACACCTCAAACAACAAGTTCTAGCACATGGACAACTGTACCTGAAACAGCTAGAGGGTACATTGAGACAGAAGATAACTTATTTTTGTTAGCAACAGAAGATAACGAATTAATACAACAAGAGGATTTGACTGATATAGCTCCAGGAGACTGGCAAGATACATCTCCAACCTCAACAACTTGGACAGTACAATAGATGGCAACTAAAAAGATTTCAGAATTATCGACTACCACCACCCCTGCAAGTGGTGCGTTATTTCCAATCGTACAATCAAGTGATAACTTTGCAGTAACATTAGAAAACATCGCAGCTAATTTACCTGCTGTTACAGCAACATCTATTACCTCATCTACAACCATAACTGCTACTAGTGGATTTGTTGGTGATCTTACAGGAAATGTTACAGGTAACGCAGATACAGCAACAGCTTTAGCTACAGGTCGTACTATAGGTATGACAGGTGATGTTACTTGGACTTCAGCATCATTTGATGGCACAGGGAATGTCACAGGTACAGCAGCAATAGGTACTGGTGTTATTGTTAATGCCGATGTCAACACAAGTGCCGCAATAGATGCAACTAAAATACATGATGGCACAGTTTCTAATACAGAATTTGGATATTTAAATGGTGTTAGTTCTGCAATACAAACGCAGATAGACACAAAGATTACAGCATCTTCCACAGATACTCTAACCAACAAGACATTTGATGCTAATGGAACAGGCAATAGTCTTTCTAATGTTGAGGTAGCAGATTTAGCATCAGGTGTTCTTGATACCGATTTATCAAGTGTTTCTGCATCTGACGATACACTTGCATCAGCAAAAGCAATTAAGACTTATGTTGATTCACAAGTTACAGCACAAGATTTAGACTTCCAGGCAGATTCAGGTGGTGCATTATCTATTGACCTAGATAGTGAAACACTAACCTTTACTGGTGGTACTGGTATAGATACAACAGGATCAGGCAATGCAGTTACTTTTGCGATTGATTCAACTGTTGCAACTTTAACAGGGTCGCAAACTTTAACGAATAAAACACTTACAACACCTGTTATTTCATCTATCAGCAACACAGGAACATTAACACTTCCTACATCTACCGATACGTTAGTAGGTCGTGCAACAACAGATACACTCACCAACAAAACAATCAACAGTGCATCGAACACTATAACGATTACAGAATCTAATATATCTGATTTAGGGTCTTACATAACTGCAAGTTCTACAGATACATTGACTAATAAAACATTTGATGTTGAGGGTACAGGAAACTCTATATCTAATATTGATGTTGCAGATTTCAAAGCAGCAGCAATCGTCATAGAATCAGAAGGTATATCATCAAACGACAATGATACTACCTTGCCTACATCAGCAGCAGTCAAGGATTATGCTGATACTAAACTAGCTAATGTTGTAGAAGATACTACACCTCAACTTGGTGGTGATCTAGACACACAAACTAATACAATAGATTTATCAGCAAACACAGCTTCACTAAAACTAAACAAAGGCACAACAGCACAAAGAGATGGTACACCTAGTTCAGGTATGTTTAGGTTTAACACAACAACAACATCATTTGAGGGCTACGATGGTAGTGCTTGGGGAAGTATTGGTGGTGGTGCATCAGCAGGTGGGGCTATTTATGAAAACACAGATGACATAACATCTGACTATACAATAACATCAGGCAGTAATGGATTTTCAGTTGGACCAATGACTATAGCAAGTGGTGTAACAGTAACAGTTCCTAGTGGACAAAGGTGGGTAATACTATGACAGTTAAGATTAATGCAGATACAACAGATGGATTAAAGTTAGAATCAGATACAAGTGGTGCTATAGATTTTCAATCTAATGGCACAACAGTTGCATCATTAGACAGTAGTGGTAATTTTTCTCATAATGGTATCGAAGTAGATATGTGGAGATTAACAACCAATCAAACAGCAGATGGAAATTTA